TGGTCTGGTCTGGTGGCCGTAGCGGAAAGCTATCAAATAAGGCTTGGAGTCTTGATCGATATGATCATGCTGAAGAGATGGGTTACAAAATAGAGCGCTTTCATCCAGACTCTGTTTTGTCGGGATATGTCATTAACTGGATTAAAGACGAATTAGCGAGAATTGAAGATGGAGCAGATCAGACCATTTCCACCGACTGATTTTATTGATCAAGCAGATGAAGAAGAAGCAATAAGACTAACACCAGCACCAGATCTAAAAAAATGGGTTGTGGCTAACTACTTAACTATAGGTGGACCACTTCATAACCCTGATCATAACCATATTGCTGAGTTGCTTCATGATAATGAAGAATTTTTAGCATTTGCTTGGGCCTCTTCTGCATATAAAAGCAAGCAAGCTATGGTGTTAGGCCAGTGCGAAAAAGTCATGTTCAATGTTGGTGGCTGGCGTAAAGCTAGACAAGAGCAACAGATGCGAGACTGGTTCGGCTTTGTGCCAACATACTTGATCACCATTGATGCTACATTTTGCGACAAAGCAAATGATCGTGAGTTTTGTGCTTTGCTTGAGCATGAACTCTACCATATAGGCGTAGAACGTGATGAAGACGGTGAAATGATCTTTAGTAGCTCAACAGGTTTACCTAAACATTATTTAGCTGGTCACGATGTCGAAGAGTTTGTTGGTGTAACCAAACGGTGGGGGGCGAGTCAAAGCGTTAAACGTATCGTTGAAGCTGCAAAGAATCCGCCGTTTGTTTCGAAACTTGATATTTCAAAATGCTGCGGAAACTGCGTAATCAACTGAGCCGAATGGCTCTTTTTTTTGCCTTCTTTGCTAGACGTAGCTAGACAAAGGTGGGGGTATGGCTGCACTTAAAGAACAGGTAAAAATATTTATTGTTCAAGCGCTTGCCTGCATGGATACCCCTCAACAGGTAGCTAATGCTGTCAAGCAAGAATTTAACATTGAGATTGATCGAAAACAGGTACAACTTTATGACCCGACAAAAGCGGCAGGAAAGAATTTAAGTAAGAAATATAAAGACCTTTTTCATAAAACCCGAGAGGACTTTAAAAAGAATGTTTATGACATCCCGCTAGCTAATAAAGCCTACCGGCTTAAAGAGCTTCAGAAGATTTATGAAGACTGGAAGAACAACAGGCTTATGAAGCAAGGGGTTATTAAACAGGTTCGGGAAGAAATGCAGGGTTATGACCTGATGTTATTAAATCTTGAGTTAAAGCAGCTTGAGATTGAAAAGTTAAGAGAGGGTGAAGGTGATGAAGATCCAACACCAGTCAAGGTAACTATTCAAGTTGTGGATGCGAGTAAAAAAGATGCCGAACATCAATCCGACACTGAATGTACCTCAGGCTAATTTTTTGCAGATGGAAAAGAAGTTCCGCGCATTTGTCGCTGGCTTTGGATCGGGAAAGACTTGGGTTGGATGCTCCAGTTTATGCAACAAAGCTTGGGAATTCCCTAAAGTACCTTTGGGTTATTTTGCTCCAACTTACCCGCAGATTCGCGACATTTTCTTTCCAACTATTGAAGAGGTTGCTTTCGATTGGGGGCTTAAAACTAAGGTTTATGAAACCAATAAAGAGGTGGATATCTATTATGGTCGGCAATATCGAACGACAATCATTTGCCGGTCTATGGAGAAACCAGCAACAATTGTAGGTTTTAAAATTGGCCACGCCTTGATTGATGAACTTGATGTTATGGCCAAGGTCAAAGCTCAACAGGCTTGGCGTAAGATCATCGCACGTATGCGTTATAAGCAAGCTGGTTTGCTCAACGGTATTGATGTGGCCACTACACCTGAAGGTTTTAAGTTTACATACGAGCAATTTGTTAAAGAGGCAAATAAATCAGAGGCTAAGCGTAAGCTATATGGAATGATTCAAGCTTCAACTTATGACAATGAAGCTAATCTTCCAGATGACTACATATCATCACTTTATGAGTCTTATCCGCCGCAATTAATTTCAGCTTATTTAAGAGGGCAGTTTGTCAATTTAACCAGTGGTGCTGTTTACCCCGACTTTGATCGAGTTCTAAACCACACGGATGAAGAAATTAAGAAAGGTGAGCCTTTACTCATTGGTATGGATTTTAACGTGCTTAAAATGGCTGCTGTGGTTTATGTCATTAGAGAAGGGAAGCCAAGAGCTTTAGATGAACTGGTTGGCGTGAGAGATACACCGACGATGTGTCAACTGATTAATGAGCGCTTTCCAGATCACGATATTACTGTGATTCCAGATGCTTCAGGTCAGGCAACATCATCAAAGAACTTCAGTGAATCTGATCATGCAATCTTAAAGAAAAATGGATTCAAAGTTGAAGTTAATGGTGTGAATCCCGGTATTAAAGATCGTATCACTGCAGTTAATGCACAAATTCTGAATGCTGAGGGTGAACGACACTTAAAAGTGAACACAAACAAGTGTCCTAACTTTACGGCTACTTTAGAACAGCAAGTCTATGATGATTTTGGAATGCCAGATAAAAGCGCTGGTTTGGACCACGTTGGGGACGCTGGTGGATATCCAATAGCTAAGAGATTCCCAGTCATCATTCAGAAAATATTTAAACGGCGCGCAATCGCTGGTTTTTCTCGTTAATCAATGCACCTTCTCAGGTGCTTTTTTATTGGTGTTTTTATGGCAGTTACTGATAAACATCCGCAGTATATTGCTGCACAAAAAAGCTGGGAGATTATGCGGGACGCCGTTGCTGGTGAAGAGCAGATCAAACAGGCACAAACAAAGTACCTAGCTAAATCGGCCGGAATGATTGAGGCTGAAAAGCAAGGTGATACGACTGGAGAGATTTATAAAGCCTATCTAAGTCGAGCTCAGTATCCATTATGGGTTCAGGATTCATTACGTACGATGATTGGTTTAGTTTCAAAGCTGGAACCTAATATCGTAATTGAAAGTTCTCTGTTAAAGGGTTTGATAGAGAATGCAACCAATGATGGTTTTGGGCTTAAACAACTCTTTATCCGTATTTGCCTAGAATTACTTGAATATGGTCGCTGTGGTTTGCTTGTCGATGTTGATGGGGCTGGTGTGCCATATTTCGCTCTATATGATGCGCTATCAATCATTAACTGGAAGGAAAACAGCATTGGTGGCCGTAAGGATCTAAAGCTGTTAGTGCTCGAGGAACAATTCGAAAATAGTGAAGATGAGTTTGGGCATGATACAAAGACGGTTCACCGTGTTTTATCTATGGTTGATGGTGCGCTAACTGTACGGTTATTTGATGGCTCTGTTGAAGAAGATAAAACGCCAGATCTCGGCGGTAATCAGCTATCTTTCACGCCGTTTGTTTTCTGTGGCACGACCGATAATTCTCCACAAGTTGGAACGGTACCATTGCTTACCATGGCTAAGGCAGCACTCAAGTATTACCAGCTAAGTGCAGATTATTACCAGTCACTTCACCATACAGCTCATCCGCAGCCTTGGATTAATGGACTTGAGGGTGATGAAGATATTAGCGTTACTGGTGTGATGGCTGTCTGGAGCCTTCCTGGTGAATCTCAGTGTGGTTATCTCGAAATTTCAGGTAGCGGCATTGAACTCACCAAAAAGGAAATGGATGCACAAAAAAATGCTGCTCTTGAAGCCGGTGCCAAGGTAGTCGATACCAATACACAGGAATCAGGGGAAGCGCGCCGTGCACGTCAAGATGATCAGCAAGCAAGCTTACATAGCATTGTGACGTGTGCTGCTGCGGCTATTGAGCAGGCAATCAAATATGCTGCCCAATGGTTAAAGTTGGATCCGTCAAAATATACATTCACAGTCGAACCAGAATTTATTGTCCAGCAATACGACATCAATCTTGCTAAGCAACTATATGAAGGTGCTATAGCTGGAAAGAATTCGTTCCAGACGTATTGGGAATATATCGCTACTGGTAAGTTGCCAGCTCATGATTTTCAGGAAGAGTTGAAGCGTGTTGAAAGTGAGCGAGATAGTATGCCGTTGTAGAGGTGACGCATGGCTTCAAAAGAAGATAAATCGCTGATTGAAATACTTACCCAACATCAGGCGTATTTATATAGGGTGTCTTCTCAATCTGTTAATGAGCTACTTAAAATCTTTAATGATGAGTCGACATTAATGTTGGCAAGGCTTCGGGATTTGCTCGATGAATTAAATGACTCTGAAAAAGTGGCTTTAGCAAGTGGGCAGTACACTACTGCTAATCTCAAAGAGATTCGAGATTTAATTTCTCAGTGGTTCCTTGGACTAAATACTTCCTTACCTGAAGCATTTGCAGTTTCAGCAACTGCAATGGCTGTATATGAGGCTAATTACACAGCTAAGTTATACGGCGGCAAGATCAAAAAGCCAAATGGTGAAAAGCTGTTTACTGCTGCTAAGAAGGTCCCTTTAGTTGGTGGTGCTCTTGTAGATGATCTTCTAAGCAAGATTGCTGAAAGTGCACGTCAAAAGGTCGAATATGCTATTCGTGACGGGATTAGCTCAGGCAAAACTAATCAGGAAATCGTCCAGCGGATTCGTGGTACCAAACGCCTTAATTATGAAGATGGCTTATTAACCAGTTCCAAAGCTGATATTGACCGTACCGTACGAACTGTACGGAGCCATGTGGCGAATCAAGCATATTTAGACACTTTCAATAAAATCGGTTTTGAGTATGTACGTTTTGTCAGTGTCTTAGATGGGAGAACAACGAAATTATGTGCTTCTTTGGACGGATCTGTTTGGGAAGTGAATGACCCAGCAAAGCGGGTACCGCCGTTGCATCCAAATTGCCGCAGTATTCTGGTGCCCGTAGAGAAAGACGGGAAATTAGTTGGTGAACGGCCATTTGTAATGGACGAACGTCGAGTGAAGGACATCCCAAAAGAAGAGCGAAGCCAATTAATAGGGCAGCTAGATGCTAATACCACATTTAAAGAGTTCTTCAAAAAGACTGATGATTTCTTTCAAAGAGAATGGTTAGGACCGAAGCGTTACAAGCTCTATAAGAAAGGGAAATTTGATTTTGATAAGTTCTTCGATCCAGAGGGGCGATTATACACATTGGACCAACTTCGAAAGTTGGATGAGCAAACCTTTAAGGAGTTGGGCTTATGAGTGAGTCAAGACATTTAGTGCTAAAGCGTCACCCTACTTTGAAAGGTTATCTGGTTATTTGTGATGAAGAAACTGGACAACCTCTAGCTGGACAAAGAGCAGTACAGATGAATTCTGATGCCTTAAATGGACCCGCAACAATTACTGTAACTTTTGAAGCATATGGTGCTCATGGTGTTCGCTTAGTGAGTGATGCACCAAGGCCAAATCAAACAAAGGAAATGTAGCGAAAGGTATTACAAATGTCTGAAAAGCAATTCACTATGTCAGATGCTCAATATATTCTGAGCACAAAATTAATTCTGGTGCCATTTCTTCAAATTAAGATTTCAAGAGCCATGGCAATTTATGGTTTTACTTTTGAAAGATTAAAAGCAATTGCACTCATCAATTAGAACTTAATTTTTAACCTTAGCGCCTTCGGGTGCTTTTTTTGTGAGAAGAAAATGATCAAAGAAGTAACAGAGCAAGAGTTAGCTGAAAAGTCTGTGGCACCCCGAGTAACTAAAGCGCAAATTGATTCATTGATGGAGCGTGTTACATATACGGTTGAGCAACGCCCCGGTGGCACGACATCTACTTTTGTCCATGCATTTTTAGATGGAAAGTTTTTCCTAGCAACGGGTTTTAGTGCATGTGTGAATGCTGAAAACTTTGATGCTGAAATTGGTGAGCGTATGGCTCGTGGAAATGCAGAAAAGTCAGCCGAAAATAAACTTTGGGAGCTAGAAGGCTACCGTTTATTTGCAACAAATATCTAAGTTTTCAATCGAAATTTAGCGTCCTTAGGGGCGATTTTTTATTGCCTTGAGATAAGGCTTTACCCCAATCAAACGAGAGGTTTGAACATGTCATTGCCATTTATTGTTGATTCACTTGATGCAATCAAAGAAGAGCACCGTGCTTTATATGTCGAGGAAAACGGGAAGTTTCGCCTTGACTTGGAAGGTTATGAAGATCCAAAAGGTTTGAAATCTGCACTTCAAAGCGAGCGAGATGCTGCTAAGAATGCAAAGTTGGAACTTCAAAAACTTCAGAAACAATTTGAAGGGATTGATCCTGAAATTGTTAAAAAAGTCTTTGCCCAAATTGACCAAGACGAAGAAGCCAAATTAATCGCGGAAGGCAAAGTTAACGAAGTGATTCAGAAGCGTACCGAGAAGATGCGTGAAGAACATGAAAAGTTACTGAAGGCTGAAAAAGAACGTGCTGATAAAGCCGAAGCTTATGCACAAAAGTTCAAGCAATCAGTGATTCAAAGCCAAATTGTACAGGCTGCTATTGAACTTGAAGCACTGCCAGAAGCGACCCCTGATATCGCCTTTTTAGCTCAGACAAAGTTTGCATTAGATGAAAACGGCAAAGCTGTGGCAGTTGATGAAAACGGGGATGTGGTCATTGGTAAAGACGGTCAGACACCGATGACCCCAAAAGAATGGGTTGAATCTCTACGCGAGCAAAAACCGTATTACTGGCCTAAACCTAATGGCATGGGCGCACCTGGTAGCAACAATTCAAAAGGTCAGCCAGACATTCTCAAAGCCGATGGCTCGGTAAATATGACCAAATTAGCGCAATTACGAAATGAAAATCCGCAACTAGCTAAAGAGCTAGCGGCAAAACACGGTATTAAACTTTAAGGAGTAAAGCCTAATGGCTGAGACAAAAATTGCTGATGTAATCGTACCTGAGTTATTTACTCCGTACGTATTAAATAAGACTGCCGAGAGATCTGCATTATGGCAGTCAGGCATTGTCGGGGAGCTTGATGAAAAAGTCGCTTTTGGTACAGAAGGTGGTACTACAGTAAATATTCCTTTCTGGAATGATTTAAGCGGTGAGTCCGAAGTACTTTCAGATGGTAAAGCTCTTGGGGTAAATAACATCACGGCTGGTAAAGATATTGCTATTTTGCATGCCCGTGGTAAGGCTTGGGGTGCAAATGATTTATCTAAAGCATTATCTGGTGATGACCCATTGGGTGCGATTGCTGATCTTGTAGCAGATTACTGGGCTCGTGAATTTCAGGGGTTTACCGTAAATACACTTAAAGGTGTATTTGGGTCTGCAAGCATGGCAGGTAATACCCATGATATTTCGGCTGGTACTGGAGCAGCAGCCGTAATTGATGGTCATTCATTTATCGATGCATCTTATAAACTGGGTGATGCTGTTGATAAATTAACAGCGATTTCAATGCACTCATTCACAATGGCAGCACTAGCCAAGCAAGGTTTAATTGAAACCGTGCGTGATGCTGATGGTGTGGTGCTTTACAAAACTTTTATGGATCGCCGTGTGATTGTAGATGACGGCATGCCAGTTGAAGGCGACGTATTTACTTCTTACTTGTTTGGTTATGGCGCGATTGGTTTCCAAGATATTGGGGCACCAGTTGGTGTAGAAACAGACCGTGATAGTTTAGCTGGAACAGACATTCTTATTAACCGTCGTCACTTTGTACTACATCCTCGTGGCATTAAGTGGGCCGGTGATACAGGTATTGCTCCTAATAACGCTGGTCTAGCAACAGCTGCAAACTGGGAACGTGTCTACGATCCTAAACAGATCCGTATTGTGGCATTCAAGCACAAGATCAAATAACAAAAAGGCGGGTTACACCGCCTTATTTTTTGGAGATCCACAAATGGGACTTTCATCATTTAACCGTGCACGGGAAAGACAACAAATGACAGAAACAAAAATTGCTGAACTCGAAGAACAACTGGCAACTGTTAAGGGCGAATTTATTGCTTTTCAAAATGATCCTGAAGCAATGAAAGCACGTATTGCTGAACTTGAATCAGGTAATAATGGTCAAAAACCAGAAGATGTCCAAAAGCCCAGTGATACTCAACCACAACCAATTAACTATGCAGGTCTAAAAGTTGATGAGTTGCGTGCGGTCTTGACTGAAAAAGGCATTGCATTTGAAGCAGGTGCTAAAAAAGATGAACTTTTAGCATTAATTCCAAAGGAATAATTCATGAGCTTTATCACTGAACAAGAAGCGATAGAACATGTTGAAGGCTTTGATGCTTTATCTGCTAGTGATAAGGCTCAATACCTTCAGATGTCAGAAGCTTATCTATTAGCACGTAACGTTAAGCTTTATGAAGATGCTACCCAAGTACCTGAACCTTTAAAAACGGCCTCCTATCAAATCATCAAGGGCATTATGAAAGGTGATCTATATCAAGGGCAAGAACAGGCACTAAAACGTAAGAAAGTCAAAGCTGATACAGTTGAGACCGAAAAGGAATATCAGGACGGATCAGTAAAGCTTAGTGCAATCGAGCAATTCATTCTTGATTTGATAAAACCGTATTGCAAACGGAAATCCGTCTTTTTTGTCAGGAAAATCTAATGGGCTTACGTGACGAAATTCAGGCAGATATTGCTGAAGCATTTAATGCTGATCTGGCGGACGCCGTTCATTCATTTACTTGTGAGCGGATCTCTAAAACAAATTGGGATCCTAAGACAGAAACTTATGTTGAAGTTAAAGAAAATTATTCTGGCCGTGGCGTTCTGTTTGGCTCATACAGTCAATATGAGATCCAAACACTTGGAGTTTTGGCCACAGATAAGAAGGCTACCGTGCTTCAAAATGAAGTGTCCATGACACCTAAAATTGATGATGAATGGATTACAAACTTAGGCTCATTCCGGGTAATTCATATTAAACAAGATCCAGCCGCAACTATTTGGAAATGTCAGTTGAGGAAGGTTTAAATACTTGGTCTAATATCTTTCTAAAATAGGGGGATATATGGAAGCTTGTAATCTTAATTGGGACTTGGTGATAAAGTTTATTCAAATAATAATTCCACTTGGAATTGCATTATTTGTTTATCATATTTGGCATGAACAAAAAGGAAAAGAGGTCGTTGCAAACGAAGTAAAAGAACTCCTTAAGAATATTTTGGAGGAAATGACAATTATTTCACTTTTGAGATATGAGACTCAAAAAGATTTAAAATTAATTGAAGAAAAAATTGAAAGATTAAATAATCTCACTCAAATTAATATGCGCAGCGCACTTTTTATAGAAAATTGTCTTCATGAAAAAGAATTAGGCATGTTATTTACTAATTATAATATGGTGTCTACAGATACTTATGTTTTACTTAGAAATAACGCGTTGAAAGCTAAAGATCCTAAAGAATATATGAATTTTAATATTCAATCTAGAATCAATTTAGATGCATATAACAAACCAACAGAAGCTATAATTAAAAAGTTGTCCCCATTTGCAATATATACAAAGAAAATAAGTTTGAAAAAGTTTAAGTAAAATTAACCCACTTCGGTGGGTTTTTTAATGGGCGCAAATTAGGAGTTTAAATGATAAGTACAAATTATGTTCCTTTATGGCATATCTCTCCATTTCAACATGTTCAATACACATTAGCTCGAAATCAAATTCACATGGATCTGTTATTCGAGGACATGAATAACGTTGATACGTTCTTGTCTGTTGAAGGCGCAGCGGCGCAAGTTGATTTCTATTCTAATGGTGCTTATGCAGCTGTTCAGTTGGGAGATACCTCAGAAAGAAAATTGATAGAGATCTATGGCTTGCTTTTACATGAAGCTGTTCATGTTTGGCAGAAAGTTAAGAAGCTCATGGGAGAAAAAGAGCCTAGTTCAGAATTTGAAGCATATTCGATTCAAGCGATCGCTCAAGACCTTTTTAAAATGTATGAAGAAAGCGAGTTAAATGATGGGATGGAAGGGGAAAAAGCCGACTAGTTTTAGTCTTGAGGTATCTAAAGCAGCAGAAGACCATGTGAAGCATATTGTCATGGATGCTGTGCAATCCTTGGTTAATCTAAGTCCTGTTGATACTGGGGCTTATCGTGCTTCACATATGGTTTCGGTTGGATCTGGTGACTATGGCATACGTGGACTTGAAACTAACCCAATTCAAGATGCTGCTATTCAAGCTGTAAAGATTAAATTGGGCAATTTGGTCTACATACAGAACAACCAGCCTTATGCTGAACGCTTAGAAAACGGTTGGTCCGATCAAGCACCGCAGGGCATTTATAGCACGACGTTTACTTACATTACTCAAAAGTACGGTGGCTAAAATGGCAATGACTTTAGAGCAGACAAGGCAAGCTATTATCGATCGTATGCAAGCTTTTACCGGTATTACGCAAGACAGAATCCAGTATCCAAATTTACCAGGCTTTAATGTACCTAAAGATGGTGTTTGGTGCCGCTTAACGATTGCAGGTGGTCCCAGTTTTACTTCTGGCATTGCAGATAAGCCATGTACTCGCCGTACCGGTAATATCATGATTCAATGCTTTGATCGACTTCATGTGGGAGAAAAAGCTTTAACGGTTCTTGGCGATGCTTTGCTGGCACATTTTGAATATTTCACAATCGAACACTTAGAATGTTTGAATGGCCAATCTATTTATGCGGGTAAAGATGCTGATTTCATTCAGTATAATGTGAGCATTGGGTTTAAGGTGAATTAATATGTCATGTATGCTGACTTTAGAAGAAATCGAAATTAAACGGCAAGAACTGGAAAGACATCTTGAAGATGTTATGTCTGTTGAACTGAAGAAGTGGCAAAGCGAAAACAAGCTATGTGTTTCTGATGTGAATATACGTTTGGCTAATGTTGTTAGTCTCGGAGGGCCTAAACATAACGTTGTTACTGGAGTAAATGTTGATTTAGATTACAAGCCTTAAATTTCTTTTTATTAAATGACCGCTAAGAAGCGGTTTTTTTTATGTCTTATTCACTACCACCTCATCGGTGGTTTTTTTATGTCTATAGGAATCACTTATGAGCAATTTTGTTTTTAAGCGTGGTGACACATTCAACTTAAATCTGCAGCTAGTTGATATGGATGATGCACTGCAATATCCAGCCAATGATGTACGTCGAGCAATCGATTTAACGGGGTATACCTTTACTTCGCAAGTTAAAACTCTGGACGGAACCGCCGTAGCAACGTTGACTTGTGCAGCGTTAAGTCAAAGCACTCAGAAAGGTTGGCTCAATATTAAATCGGGAACAAGCACTGCTACATGGCCTTTAGGCTTGTGTCAGATGGATATCAAAGCCGTCGTGGGTGGTGTGACTCAACACACTGAGACTCTGACTTTTCAGGTAATTGACGGGGTGACTGCATAATGGCAAATCTAGTCTTTAAATATTCTTGGGATCATCGACCATTCCCTTATAACTCAGCTCAAGGTAAGCGGCAATTTATGCTGCCTTTTGCTTCGGGCATTCCAAACCTCACTCCAGACTGGACTCAAGTTACGGGCTTAGGTACAGCGGCAACAAGAGGTGTTGGAGTAGAAAGCGGTAATGTAGCAGCTTATGGTTCTTATGGTTTATCTAACTTAGGTTATGGTGGATCTCCAACTTCAGAAGCCGGAAATGATATTGATGCTGGTTATAAAGCAGGGGGACAAAAGACTCGTTTTAAGAATGCACCCACTAGTATTTATACAAATCCCTATATAGCTGCTTATGCACCTTCTATCGTGGTTACTCGTGGAGAATTTACAGGTACGGAGTTATTTTTACCATATTACACCTCAACACGCGCCAATTGTATGGCTGTAATTGCATGGAATTATGTGCCATCCACTGACACCTTAAGTAAAGCAGAGCAAATCGTTTATACGAGCAAGAACAATATCGTTTATACGACCAATAACAGCGCGACCAGCGGCAAATTGGTTACTGTTGAGACTTCTGGCGAACTTCGCTCCAAGGGGTTCACTGTTGATTCGAACGGGGTTTACAAGGCAGCTTCACCGATTGCAAGACTATTTGCTGATTCACTTGAACTCAATGAAGATGCCTCAAAACAGCCGATTAACTTTGAAAAGTTAGGTACAGGTGACTACCTGATTAAAGGTTCTCTGGGATTTGCTAAAGAGGGCTGGTACATTGAAATGCCTAAAGATGCAAACGGTAATGTTCTTGTTGCTGTGTCTTATGAGCAGCATGAAGATGGGGATATTGCAGTAAAAACCTACAAGAAAAAATTTGATATCGAAACAGCCTCAATTATTCCTGATTTCGATAATCCTGTAGATATTCCAGAAACTCGCTGGATTGATATTCGATTGCATGAAGAACCCGAACCAGAGCCTGAAGAACCGTTGAGTGAAACACCATTGGAGTTCCAGCCTACTAACTTATCTCAGGCAGTAGCTGC